CTTTTCTTTTAGACAATAAATCATTCACAGTCGATCTTGCGGCTGATGGAAATACTGCTGATTTGATTCAGACAAATACTGTACCTTTTACAGCAGAACAACTAGATAATGCAAAATCTAAAAATTATTACAATCAAACAGAAAACACAATCAGTTGGTCTCATATTAATGATGCTAATTTGAAAGGACAGAATTACATGAGTAATCTTGGTGCTATTGATGGAGACTTTTCAAAAATAATCAATGACAGCACATCAAAATCTATACTTCATCAAGCTCTTGGAACAAAATCATCTAATGAAGGAACCAATCAAGACAATAATTTCTTAGCAACAAGTCAGGTAGAAGAAGATGGTGTATCAAATCCCAATAGCTCATCATCAAGAGGAAGATACTTTTTTGCATACTATCCACTAGCAGAATCAGGTCTATACGATTACTTACAAGTTGTATGCCAAGAATATAAAGCAGATTCATCACTTACTTCAGTTGGTGAATATGATGCAAAACTTGATGCTGGTCTCAGTAATAAAAAGAAAGAAAGAATCAATAAATTTGACGTAACTCAACTAAGCAGAGCTACATCTAGGAGTGCAGGTGCTAAAATAATGGGTATAATCCAACTTCCCATGACAGGAGGTTTAAGTGAAAGTAATAGTGTAGAATGGGGTAATAGTAATTTAAATGCACTGCAAATCGCAGGAGCAAAAATTGCTGGACAAACAATAAGATCTGTTGGTAATCTTGATGTTTCAGGTCTACAAGACCTCATAAAAGGAATAGGAGAAGGTGGTAAACAACTTGTTGATGGAATAACCAATGATGAATTGGTTTCATATTTTGCAGGTCAAGCAGTGGGTGTTGGACAAGATCTTCTTAGCAGATCATCAGGAGTAGCACTTAATAATAATCTAGAACTTCTTTTCAAAGCACCACAATTAAGAAGTTTTGCCTATGCATACAATTTCACTCCAAGAAGTGCAGAAGAAGCAACTATGGTTAAAAATATAATATGGTTCTTCAAGAAACAGATGAGACCAAAATTAAAAAAACAAGGTATATTCCTGAAAACACCAAATGTATGGAAATTGAAGTATACGTTTAACGGTGGTCAGGAACATCCATTTTTAAATAAAATAAAACAATGTGCTTTGACTGGAGTTGATGTTGATTATGGTGGTGGACAATACATGACCTATGATAACGGTTCAATGACTCAATACCAATTAAGACTTACATTTTCCGAACTAGATCCAATATATTATGATGATTATGGAGACACTCCAGGTTCCTACAACGATGAAGCATGGGAGGTATATGAGTAATGGCAAGACCGTATTTTAGACAAATTCCAGATTTTGGATATGTCAACCGCAATAAGAATGAGAAAGAAATTTCCAACTATTTGATAATAAAGAATCTATTTAAAAGAGGAAAGCTTAGAGAAGACATCTTTGGTAATTTAAACTTTTTCACAAAGTATAAAATTATTGGAGATGATAGACCAGATAATGTAGCAAATGAAATATATGAAGATCCTACTCTTGATTGGATTGTTCTACTATCCAACAATATATTAAATGTTCAAGATGAGTGGCCTCTACCACAAACTGCATTTAATAGCATACTTATGGATAAGTATAAAACAACAGAAAACTTGTTTAGTGGAATTCATCACTATGAAACAATTGAAGTAAAAAATAGCAAAGGAACCGTAGTCCTAGAAAAAGGATTACAAATACCAAGTACTTGGAGAACTAACGGAAACTTTATTCAAGTCAATAAGACTACAATCAATCAAATATTTGCTGGTGTTGTGGGTAGTCCATCATCAACTGTTACTGTTACCATGAATAATGGTATTAAAGGACTTAAAGTTGGTGATGAAGTACAAATTGCAAATGTATCAGATAACTCTTTTAACGGTAGATATGCTATTAAAACCGTAGCTAGTAACGATGGATTTGGTGTATCATTTACATATCAACTACCATCCACTCCTTCAATAGTATCACCAACTTTAAATGGAACCGAAGAAGTTTTATTTACTGTAGATGATAATATCGCAGTAGGAAATGCCTATTATTATGAATATTATGATGCAGGTCTAGGGAGTTATCAAACTATTCCATCATCTCATATCTTGAAATCAGTTACAAACTACGAATATGAATCTGACATAGAAGATGCTAAAAGAAATATATTTACACTCAAACCACAATATCTAAACGTCATATTTAATGATCTAGATGCAATTATGGAATATAAAAAAGGTTCCACTCAGTATGCGAGTGAAACCTTGAAGTATGGAGAAAATATTAGACTTTACGAGTAATTACTCTTGAGCAAGTCTTTGAAAATAACTTAGTGCATCATCCTCTTCTTCATTTGAAGAAGTAGGAGCAACTGCTACTGGTTCTTTACGAGCATTAAAGTCTGGTTTAAATGAACCTCGACTATCATCCTCACTAGAAACTTCCTCATCAACAGGTCGTGATGGGACATTAGTGTTTAACACAGCTTTAAGTCTCTTTTCAAGATCTTCATAAGACTTGAATTGATCAGCAGCAACTAGAGCAGCAAGAGAATGTTGCTTCTTCCAGAGTGCTTCCAATGCATCATCATCCTCTAGAAGAGGTGATGGTGAATCAAATTCAGACTTGTCATAATTCCAATAACCATCCACTTTCTTGATTTTAAGACGGAAGTTTGCTCCCTCCCAAAAATCAAATGGATTGATAGGTGTCTCATCTTCAAATTCAGGTTGCATAGCATTTAAGACTTTATCAAAGATCTTTTTGCCGAATTTGTATAGGAAGACTTTACCTTCATTAGCAGGATTCGCAGGATCCCGAACAACGTAGATATTACTGAAATAAGAAAGCTTACGCTTTTGCTTACGAACAGTATCCTTATCTTTTTCGTTGCCACTGTTCCACAATTCACGATTATATTCTGAAACAGGATCTTTGCCACCATTTGTGGTCAAAGAGTTCTCAATGTACCAACCACCTAGACCTTTGAATGCATGTGAATACATTTTTACCCACGGAAACTCCTCACCATCAGGTGCTGGAAGAAACCTTATAACAGCAGATCCGACTCCAGTTTTATCCATTTCTGGTTTCCAGAATCGTTCATCTGCTCCCCCACCACCAGAAGTATTCATTTTTTCTACTTCTTTGATGAGTTTTTGGGTATAAGACCCTAGTTTAGATTGTTTTTTTAGAGATGCGAAAGACATTCGTATTACCTCGGATTTGTTTAGATTTGGCTTTTTTGTTTTGAGTATTAGGCATTGAAAACTAATAAAAGTTTTCCCGATTGAATACTAACTAGAGTTTTCTGCCTTGAATACTAACTGAGTATTACATTATGAAAACTAACTAGAGTTTTATGCTTTGAATACTAACTGAGTATTTCAGGGTGAAAACTAACTAGTAACAGATATTCTATACTGGAAACTCATTTTTGTCAATATGTTTTTTCATAAGATTTATACTAGTTTTCATTTGATCAAAAAGAACATTAATATCAACATTTTTGGGGATACCCATCAATTCAGCAGATTCCCTAATACGATCTAGCATTTTTTTAGCATCTGGATCATCAGTTAAACTTAAACGTGCATAGAGAATCTTTTGCTTCTCAATCAACCTATCTAATAGATTGATATGACGCAATTGTCCCTTTGCATCCATACTAGGAAATTTGAAGACGTTAGAGTAAACTTCTTCTTGAAGTTCACTAATCTCCACCATTTCAGCACGTACCATTTCTGAATCGAAGAAGCTCATAACGCAATTTGTTTTAGGATTTTTTTGTAATGGAATACATCTATATTTATGAATGGTTCATACT